CAATTGGTAGGTCAGATTTACATTCAACCAACTAAGACTGCTGAATTTATTATATTGAATTTCAACGTATTACCAACTGGCGCTACATTCCCTGCATAGGGGATGTAGTTGCTAATATTTATTAATAGCAATAAAAATTAACATAAAATGGCAGTATTAGACGCAAACGAAATAATGTTCACAGCATTTGAACCTAAAGTTCAGAATCGCTTCGTGATGTATATTAACGGTATCCCAGCATATTTGATCAAAGCAGCTGCTGCTCCTGGATTCGAAGCTGGTGAGATTATTTTAGATCATATCAACGTTTACCGTAAAGTAAAAGGTAAAGTTAGGTGGAATGACATGCAATTAAGTTTATACGATCCTGTAACTCCATCTGGTGCACAAGCCGTAATGGAATGGGCTCGTTTAGCACACGAATCAGTAACTGGTCGTGATGGTTATTCCGATTTCTATAAGAAAGATATTACTTTAAATACCTTAGGTCCTGTAGGTGATATTGTAGGTGAATGGATAATTAAAGGTGCTTATGTAAAAACAGCTACTTTCGGTGAATACGATTGGGCTAACGAAGCAGCGATTAATTTGACAGTGAATATCGCTATGGATTATTGTGTATTGAATTTCTAACCATTATCCATACTCTTCTTAAAAAAGGCGTTTGCTTTGGCAAACGTCTTTTCTTTTTGTATATTTATATATATAAAAACAAAAATAATATAGTTTATGGCCGAATTAAAAATTCCAACCGAAAAAGTTTCATTACCATCTAAAGGTTTACTTTATCCTGAATCATCACCTCTAGCTAGCGGTGAAATTGAAATGAAGTATATGACAGCAAAGGAAGAAGATATTCTTACTAATGCTAACTATATTCGTCAAGGTACGGTAATTGATAAGTTACTTCAAGCATTAATTATTACTCCAATTAATTATAATGAATTATTGATTGGTGATAAAAATGCAATATTAATTGCTGCTCGTATTTTAGGATACGGAAAAGATTATAGTTTTAAATACACCAATAAAAGAGGTGAAGAAGTTGAAGCAAATGTTGATTTATCTACATTAGAAGATAAAATTATAAATGAAAAACTTTATAAAAGAGGATCAAATGAATTTCACTTCACATTACCTCATTCAGGAAATGAAGTAACATTCTGTTTATTAACTCACGGTGATGAACAAAAAATCGAAGCCGAAATTAAAGGATTACAAAAAATCACTCCAGGAGTATCTTCAGATGTTACTACACGTCTAAAACATATTATTACATCCGTTGAGGGTAAACGCGATCAAAAAGATATTCGTGAGTTTGTTGACAATTATCTTATTGCTAAAGATGCTAGAGCACTTCGTGAATATTACAATCAAGTATCCCCTGATATTAACTTGAAATTCTTCTCAGAAGACGGTGCAGAGGGAGGCATCGATATTCCTATTTCAATCAACTTTTTTTGGCCTGACGCCTGATTATAGAATATATCTATTCTCCCAAATCCATGATATTGTATTTCATGGTAAGGGAGGATACGATTGGGATACTATTTACAACATGCCTATTTGGCTTCGTCGCTTTACATTTGAAAAAATTAAAGAATTCTATGATAAAGAACGCGAAGAAGCAGAAAAACATAATAACATGTTAAAAAACAATAATAATAGTAGTAAAGGCAAAATAAACCGCCCAAATGTATCTCCACCATCCTCAGCTAAAAAACCAACGTATACAATTAAAGCGCCTAAAAAATAGGCGCTTTTAATATTTATATCATATAGTATTAATTTATGGCTGTAGACGATATTCAAAATAGTGAAAATCTGCTCAATTTATCCCAGCAGATACTGAATTCTTTAAACGAACGTGCTGCTTCTCAACAAAAGTTAAGTAAGGATGAGAAGGAGTATGCTTCTGCTTTAAAAAAATCTCAAGAGATATCTGATGCTATAGTTTCAAATCAAATTAAGTCTAAAGATCTAACTAAAAAAATTACTGAATCTGAAAAGAATCTAGGTCAGATTATAAAAAGTTTTGGTAATATAGAAAAAACGCTTCAAGAAAATAGAAGAACATCCTTACTAAAAACAAGGAAGCTAGCACAAGAAGAAAGAAACATTACTCAAGAAGTTATTAACTTAAATCAACAATTAAATAAGTTAGAATTAGATAAGCAAGGTATATTACAAGATAATAGTGAATCAAGTCTTGTTCAACTTCAACTTAATCAAGAATTAGTATCTAATATTGAAGATCAAATAAGATTCAATCAACAAATTCTTACTGATAAAACAACTCAACTTGATTTAACACAACAGGCTTTCCAAAAAGAAGAAAATATACATAACACTGAAAAAAACAGGATAAAATCAGGAAGAGAAATTATTAGATTATCTCAACAAGAAATAGGTAATTTAAAAACAGCTAATAGTATATATACTACTAATGAAAGTGTAGCTAAACGTATAGAAAAATCTGAAAAAAATAGTCTAGGAACTTATTATAAATTAGAAGAAACTCAAGATAAAGTATATGAAATAGCTAATAAACTTCTCCGCATCAATAGTCAAAATATAGATGATGCAACTAAACTTAAAGAGTTAAGTAAAGAAAAAAATTCTTTTGAAAAATCATCTAATAATATTGCTACATTAGCTGATAAGGCTAAAAAAATAGCTTTATCTGAATTAACAGACCTATATCAAGATGTTAGAGATCTTAATGAAGAAATAGTTACCCTATCTAATACCCCAGGTAACCAAAAAGTTATAGACAATTTAAATCAACAAATATCTTTATTACAGACAGAAATAACATTTCATGAAAATAAAGCTAGAAAAGCTGATTCTATAGTAACAAGTAATAAAAACTTACTTAACCTTTATAATGATGAAGTAGAAGAGCTTAAAAAACAAATTCAACATTCAAAGAGTATTGCTTCATTAACCAAAGAAATCAGTAATATAACTGATCAAAGCAGAAAAATACAAAATAACATCTCAGAACAAGCTGAAAAACAGTTAGCTTATAGAGATAAACATAATATTTTAGCAAAAGGTATACTTGAACTTGAAAAAAAGCAAGAAGAAGCTAAAGAAAAAGCTGATAAGTATCAGCTTGGGATAGAATTTAAAAGAAGAAGTTTAGCTAAAGATAAATATGATTTAGAAAAGAAAGAATTAATTCTTAAAGAAGAAATTAGTGAATTAGAATATGATTCTTATAGATTAGAACAAGCTAAAAAAACTGCTGATAGCGCTACTATAGCTTCCCTACAGAAAAAAATAGAAGTTAATGATAAATTAATTTCAAGTAAACAAGAAGAACGTGATTTAGCTGAAGAAGAAATAAACAGGCTAAGTAGGGCTAATACATTTATAGAAGAGTTTGCAAATAAAGTCAAATTAGCAAACCAGGCTTCTTTAGACCAGCAACAAGCTATAATAAAAGAATTAAAAGAACAAACTGTTCTAGGTGACAATGCACTTAAAAATAGCCAAAATTTAGTTAATAGTTCAAATGATTTTATTGCTTCCATTGATAAACGAAAAGGCTTATTAGGTGGTGTTAGTGCGCTCGAACAAGAGATATATAATACTATTACTAAACAAAAGGGTATATCTCAAGAAGTAATAGATAATAATGAGAAGTATTTAAAAAAACAAATTGATTCTAAAAAAATAAATGAAACTATTAAATTATCTGGAGATAATATAGTAGCAAACATTAAAGAAATAGCTCAATTAGAAAAAGAATTAGGACAGGAAAAATTAAATGCCGAAACTAAAATTCAATCCTTAACACAACAGGGTGCTAACATCACTAAGGAAATTGAAGATTTAAAGAAGGAAGAAGCTAAGATACAATTTGACATACAAGCTAGTATTCGTGCAGGTAATGTTAATTTGGCTCGACAATTACAATTACAACTTAATCTAAATAAAGCTGCTCTTCAACAAAAAACTAGTCAAGGATCTCAACAACAAGTTGATTTAACAAATCAAATTAAAGCACAAGAAGATATAATTGAAAGTATTGAATCTACAGAAGATTCATTAAAAAAGGTTATAAAAGCACACGAAAAAGAATTATTTTATCTTCATGAAGAGTTAAGATTAAAGAGAGATATAGAATCATTAGATGCGGCTAAGAAAAAAGCACAACCAGCTAATAAAGTTAATACAGCTAATATTGAAGGTATTCAAAATAGTGAAAAATTACTTGATTCATCTAATGATTTACTAAATTCAATAAGTGAGCGTAAAAAGTTATTGAAAGGAATTAGTGCTGAGGAACAATTATACGCTGCTACTGTAAGACAACAACAAAGAGTATCCCAAGATATTTCAGCTAATGCTGAAAAATATTTAGGATATCAAATTAAATCTAAAGATTTAAATAAACAAATTAAAGCTGCTGAAGATAATGCTGCTAAATCTAAACAAGCTTTTGGAAATATTGAAAATAAATTAACAGAACAAAGAAAAAATGCTTTAGAAGCAGCCCGTGTAGCTACAGATAAAGAAAAAAAGTTAAAAGAAGACATAAATAAATTAGATTTAAACAGTGATGGCTTATTATTTAAAAGAAATACATTATTAGCTAAAGATAAAGATAAGTATAAAGATAGAATTAAAGCTCTTGAAGAAGAAATTGCAACAAATAAAAAAATAGCAGATCAAAAGCAGAAAGAGCTTCAAATTACCGGAAAAGAAAACCAGAAACAAAGAGATATAGCTAAAGCCTCTTATGAACTTATCAAAAATGGTAAAAAAATACTAGATGCTCAATCAAAAGAATTAGCCTTCTTAAAAGAAAATGAAAAGACAAGAAAACGAATAGAAAAATCTACCGGCCTATTAGGGGGAATGTCTAAAGCATTAGCCAAAGTCCCAGGTATTGGTCAATACTTAAATGCGGATGAAGCTATAGAGGAAATGGAAAAAATGGCTGCCAAAATTGAAGAGGCAGGAGGTAAATCTACTTCGTTTGGTAATAGATTAAAAATAGCTTTAAAAGGAGCTTCTGTACTAGCTAAGGGATTGTATGAAAATTTAAAGTCACCTGAAGCAGTATTTACTTTTATAATATCAAAAGCACTTCAAGCTAATACACAGGTAGTTGCATTAGGTAAGTCTTTAGGGTATGGTGTGGGTAGAGCAGATGCTTTTAGAGAAAAATTAGTTGGTATAGAACGCTCTTCTAAAAACCTAAATGTTAACACAGCTAATTTAGTAGAAGCTTTTGGACAATTATCTCAAGTAATAGGTCTTTCATATGAATTTACTGCAGACCAACTTGAAACACAAATTAAATTAACTAAACAGGTTGGATTAGCAGCAGACGAAGCCGCTCAAGTACAGCGTTTTGCTGTTTTAAACGGAAAAACATCTGAGGAAACATATAGATCATTTGTTAGAGGTTTAGCTGCAACAAGAAATCAACTTAGAGTTGGTATTGATTTTAAAGCTACTTTAGCTGAAGCATTAAAAGTATCAGGACAGTTAGCAGCTAATTTAGGAAACAACCCAGAAATGATTGCTAGAGCAGTAGTAACTGCTAAAGCGTTAGGAATGACTTTAGATCAAGTTGCTAAATCAGGTGATTCACTTCTTAGTTTTGAATCATCAATTAGTAATGAATTGCAAGCTGAATTACTAACAGGTAAAGAACTTAATCTAGAAAGAGCAAGGGCAGCAGCCTTAGCAGGTGACCAAGTAACATTAGCAGAAGAACTAGCTAAAAATATGGGTACTGCTGCTGAGTTTACTAGAATGAATAGATTACAACAGAATGCTTTAGCTCAATCTGTTGGAATGACTGCAGATGAACTTGCAAATACATTAAGAAAAAGAGAAGAAGCATTAGCTAGTGGTAAATCATTAGTTCAAATACAAGAAGAAGAAGTAAGACAAGCATTAGAAAGACAATCAGTACAAGATAAATTTGGTGCTGCTATATTAAAGTTACAAGAATTAATAGGCAATTTAGTAGCAGGTCCTTTAGGTAGTTTCTTAGATGTATTAAGTGGTGCT